CTAATTTTCTTCAACATTTCCAGTAGGGCTGCCATTCTCAATCATCTCCTTTGTTTTATTTTTGATCTCTGTAAGCTTTTGAAGCATCTCTTCTTTTGTCATTATTCAATACCTCCTTGAAGCATAATTTCAATTATATTGGTAAGGTCATATATACTTTGTGCAAGAATTTGATTGTTAATTTTAAGCTGCTCAATTTCTGACAAAGGCTGTGGGGGAACATAGTTATGTTCGTCAATTTCCTCCTGTGTGGCACTCTCTACCCATACACTACCATTCCACTTAGGCTTTAACATACCTTGGAAACTTAAGTCTTCAACAAGAAATTCCCCATCTTTTAACGTGTAATACTGTACTTTTTCGTCAATTACGTTTACTACTTCTACTAGATTTTCTCCGTCTACAATCGCCTGTCTATAGTCCATCTTCTTACCCCCTCGCTGTGTAAGCTATTGTATTATCAAATAGTATTCTTCCATTTGTGAAAACCCCACTTGGGATACCTCTAAAACTTAAAACGCCAGAATTTCCAATCACTATTTCCCCGTAAGCATCTTTTATTAAACCACCGCCAGTTGTTCGTACAACGGCAGAACATGCGTGTGCAACGTTTGGTCTATACCCAATGGGTAATGTAGCAATCGTATGTACAGCACCTGCCACAAAGTCAGAGTCTTTTGTTACTTGTAGCCGTAAGGTTACAAGTCCTAACTCATTTTTATCGTAGTTTATTGACCCAGAAAACCCCGAAGCAAACGTAGACAAGGTTAATAGTTCTGGGACTACCTTGTCCGCCTTGTTTGCATGTGCTGTAGTATCTGATAAATGGTTTGCAAACCTCTGCGGTGTATCCCCTATCTGTCTTACAGCCTGTTTCTGTAAGTTCTTGACCGTTTCCTGCGCCCCTTCTAGTGCTGTGCGAAGGTTATCGGCATGCGTACCACTACCGTCAGATACTTGACAGTTATATTCCTCTGGTAGGACTTCGTAAAGCACCCAGTATTCATTCCCTACTCTAGCAGTGTCTTCGAAGGCTGCTTGTTCAATATAGCATCTTACTATTCCCCCATATGCAGACGATACATATAGAAATATCCAATTTTGGGTATCATCGGTCATTACTCCATCTTTTACTCGAATAACCTTTAATATATTTTTAGGTTTATTTTTAAGTTGGGCTGGAATTAAACCTGCATAATTAATATGGTAATATCCAGAATTTAAAACAGGGTTAGCCCTCTCATAAACCAACCCACTTGATATGGCTATCGTGTTTACACCTTCGGACAACATAGGCAATTCACATATAGAAGGGATATTGATGATTTCTTCTACTGGTTGGGCTAGTGCGTAGTATAGAGTGTATGGGGTATAGCTATCATGTGGCTGTGTAGGCATTGTAGTTGTACCGCTTCCGCTTACTATTGTAATATTTCTAGCAGATACAAACGAAGGTGTACCAACGCCAGTATACAACTTTGCCCATGCCTTTGTTCCTGTGCCATTATATACATTTTGCGCCCCAACGCTTCCGTCATACATTGTCCACCCCATGAAAAACGCCTTGATCTCGTCTGCTGTAGGGGTATAAGATTCTCCCCATCCTGTGTCTGTGTCTGCTACGGAAATATATAAATAACCGCCAGAACTTGATTGAAAGATATCTGCTTTTGTGGTATGTTCTGCTGACTCAACCAAGATTTTCCCATCATATTTTGCCATAATATTCCCTGCGATACCAGTAATAATATTATTTGGGTTAGTTAATCTAATCCGTTTGAATCCAGTATAATCATTACTAAATTCCCACCCTAAACCCCCATCTAATATTAACTTCTCTGTCCTCTTAATCTTCTTAAACACCCCATCTTTGTATACTAACTTATCTACATACGTACCGATTTTTCCTAGCATACATGGCGCGATTGTTTTGGTCCCTCGGAATGGTTCGTAGGCTGTGGCTACTGTGCCTTCTTCGAGTTGCAAACTATTTCTTATGTTTTCCACGTTATTTGCTTGGGTAGCGTAGAATCTCATATACCTACAATTCGTTGGCGTAATAGCACTAGTTGACGTTATAGAGGACAAGAAATTTTTATCTTTATCATAAAAGTAAAATATATTTCTATCCCCATATCCGTTCGCACAATATGATGTATTTGGCTTAACAGGCATAAACCCTGTGGCTAATCTGTTGTTTGCGTAGCTTATAACGCCAGACACAGAGTCTATAGAAGCAAGGATATAATCATTTTTATCAAACAAGTTCTTTCCTTGCACGATATCAACTACAGGGTTCAGCGTTGGTTGAGCAGAATTGATATATGGGTATTTTGCAAGAAGTTGGTCGACTGTCATATTGTTGTATTCGTCTGCGGTTATTTCGTTTACCATTATGCCGTCACAGGCGACTCTAGTCCCTACCCCTGCCGAAGTTCCCCATATGGTAGGTCTAATACTTGTTTCACCAACTAAGTCTGTCGGGGACAACTTCACGCCTTGCCTTGCAAAAGCTGTATTAGTGGCAGAGGTTGCACTTGCCATGCTAGTGGTTGCGCTACCCCTTAAAGCCATCAGTTTCCAGTCAGTGGCATCAATAACTCGTCCGTACATAGATACGAGATAATATTTTGTAGGGTCTATCTTTGCGAAGCCTGTCTTTAATCTTGCACTAAAACTAGTACCAGAAACGCCTGTGGCAGTGGCGACAACTGAATTACTACCGAATACCTTAATGGTAGCATCTAGGGCTATTGTACTAATACCAGTCTCAAAATTTGTTAGGCTTTCACAATTGCCCTCATTTCCTGTTACGTTCACAACCATATTTCCATTCAATTCAAAATTCAGCCCACTTGCTACCTTCGCCATGATAGACTGTACCTGTTTGTCCCAGGTAGTCAATATGATTGTAGCTGGACCTGGTCTTTCTACTACCTCAGAATCGAAATCTTCTCGAAGCGCACTGATAGAGTCTGCATTTTCTTTGATCTTAGCTTCTGTTTTTCGGTTATCCTCATTATAATCCTCTCTCATTGGATACTCGTTACCCTGCCACTGGTTTAACCCTACATATTGAGTCTTATTTTGACTTGGCATTTAACCACCTCTATTCCTGATAAGTTTCTCTTTGATCCCATGTCAAATTCAATGCATCCCACTCATCCCAGGTCTTGTTGTATGCATCGAATTGATCCCATGTTAGATAAATAAAATAGAATAGTAAAGCTAAATGGGCAGGCTTGATATCTTCTAGCGTTGCCTTTACCACTTCTATTTCGTCAGGGATCCCTAACACATCGTTAAATGTCACCTTGATCTTGCCACTGGAGAGCTCCACATCTACATTCCCATTGGTCCATGCATCGACTACACTTTTTATTTTTTCGGCATCGATCTTGCCCTCTCCCCGGAGCTTTGCCTTGATCAAGCTTCTCCTATTGGCTAAGGATCTGCTGTAATCAATCTTAATGCCTAGTTGTTTTTCCCATATATCAAGGCCCCAGGTTGCGGTATCAATAAAATACTGCTTGTATAAATCTTGCAATGTATCCTTGATAGAATCAAAGTCACCCCCAGCAGCCTTCATGATCTCATTTACCACAGGATCCTGACGCACAATTTTGTGCAAATGTTTAATTAGTTCATCCTTAGTCAATGTTAACACCACCTAAGATGGCAACTTCCTTGACTCCTATTGGAATGTTATCCGACTGTCCATTCACAACCAAATCACTATAGTCCTCTACACCTTCACTATCCAAAATCACGCTTCCAAGCTTTGCATAGGATATGAAATCCCTCTTGAATGCAATCTCTTTAAGGTACCTATCTACTGCATTTTCAATATTCGCCTGTACCTCTTCCAATCCATAGCCAGAAAGCAGCGTAACCGACAGGCTAATATCTATAGGCTTTGCTATGGCGGAACTCACATAGCAATAGGCACCTATGGGCGCAGTCCCTTCCCCTTTGCCTAATGAAGATGGATCTATATAATTCTGTACGCTTGTCACTAGATCCGCGCTGGCAGGGTGCTTATTGCTGTCAATGATGACGATCTCCACGGTATTATCTCCTCGGTCTAATGGAAACACCTTGGCATCTCCAACCCCTGGAATTTCTTTGGCCCACTGTAAATAGTGCCACTTGTTGCCGGATGTAGCCGGAGTTTTAAGGGCCTGATAATACCTCTCCCTAAGGCTGGTATCTGTCTCAGCCTCATAACCGTCATGGGTAGCCCCTCCATTGTTTACAGAGGTAATCCCCGATAAGGTTACAGGCATTTGGGTGATTTGATTTGCTGGTACATTCCCAACATCTCCGGCCACTAGGGCCTCAATATTTACGATTCCAGTATTTGAAATCACCTTGGTTTCTATGGCTCTGAACTGAATACCGCTTGGGGTTTCGAATAAATCCCCGATGTTAACCGTCCCATTGCCGCTAACTGTTAATTGGCCCTTCGCCTTGGTAGCTTGCTTCCTGGTGATTCCTTTTCGTTGGGAGACAAATCTCTCCAGCTCACTACCGGTTAATTTATCCACGTCAACTTTCTCTGCCAATAGATTCATGCTTTGATATATCTTTTCTCCCTCGATTGCAAAAGATCTTAATATATCCCATATGGGATAACCTTGGGTTTTATCGTATGAACTATCGATATTTGCCAGGAGCTCATCATGGATGCTATCCCGTGTTTTATCTTCAAACATTCATTGTCACCTCCATTGGCAAGGAATTTTCATTGATCAATAATACGTCAAAGCTTATGATGATCTGATTATTCTTTCTTTCAGTGGCAAAATTTTCAATGCCCTCAATGTGGGGATGCATGATAATTTTTTCCGATATCTGCCTCTTAACCTCTGAATTAATCACCCCCACAGGAATATCCCTGCGTCCTATAAACTTAATGATCTCAAGGCCAAAATCTGTATCTTTATATATCTCAAATTTTTCAAACTCTGTTCTAATCAATTGCTCTACCCACATTTTAATTTTCTGTTCATAAGTAGCCTCAACCATCTTCCCATCGTTTAGAACGAATTTCTTTTCATTAAAGTCAAATAAAAATACTCTGCCTAACTCTTTTACATTGCTATTACTTGGCAGAGTATTGCTTGTATCTATATTGAACTGTGGAAATATAGCCATTCTATCCCACCTTATCTATTAAAAAGTAGGTTTGATCCGTGGATGCAGGAATCAAAATTACCTGGTCCCCGATCTTTAACGTATCCTTCAACGTTATCTCGCCATCATGATCTAGCGACTCCAGGACTGTATAGGTATCGTACGTTTCCGGCGGCGGCGTTTTCGTCACAATATCACCGCTGCTCGTGCTTGAAAATTCCCGTTTGTATCCGCTCAATACATGGGCTGCAATAATCAGATGATCCATGGTTAAGATGATCTCATCTCCAAGTCTCACCCGTGTATTGGGTGGCGGTGAAAGTACGACTCCAACCTGAGGGCCAGTATAAACCTTGTTATTTCTTTCTTTGAACATTCCAGCAAATTCTACATCCCAACTCTCCATTACTCCACCCCTAACGTCACACTAACCTTATGAATACCGTTGCTTACTGTGTGATTGTCTGATTTGATCACATATCTCCCAACGATTCCAGTTGTCGTTTCATTAAATTCTAAAATTCTTCCTGCCCGGATCTCATCATGCCCAAGCAACTCTAAGCTTACGTCTTCTTGTACTCGATTCAACTCTGAAAGATTGTTTTTCGCAATATTTCTGGCTTGGGCCTCGTTCTTTTTGTCAACGATGATGACTTCCTGCATGCTCCCATACTTCCCAATATTGACATCATCCTGTATGGATGCAAGGATTTTCGTTGATTTTTCGTCATCGGATACCACGATAACCTTGTTTTTCATCTCTTCTATGCTCGTTTTTCTGCTTGGCCTACTAATGGCAGCTGTTACAGGAAAAGGGGCCGTATTGCTGCTCAATCGTGCCATAGGATTAATAAGTAAATCAAACTGCTTCTCAATATGCAAGGTATCAATTCTCATTTCCATTCGGTACTTAAGCCCAGTCTCATTGGTTACCTGCTCTAGAATATCCTTTAGAATATCGCTGACTGGCTGATCCTTATATATCTTCGTGATTGAAGTAGATATTGGGGCAATGCTATGCTTGATTTCAAATCGATCCAGCAGCTTTTTTATGGCATCACTGGCACTAATTTTATTGAACTGAATCACTGTTTCATTTTTGTTCAAGTACCATGCATAATCAAAACATGTAAATTTCTTTCCAAACCTTTCATTTGGCTCTTGACTGACAATAACGAATCGATGGAGCTCTTTCCCATCGTTAATTAGAATGATATGATCTCCTAGGACAAGTATATCTGCATTTTGGAAATACTGACTATCGTTATAGGCATAATCAAAGCTTAGTTCCACTCCAAGGCTATCAATGTTACTTGACCAGGATAGATTCCCGACTAGCTCAGTGATATTCTTCGGTTGATTGTTCTTATATACGAATAATTGATGAGCCATTTACCTCACCTCAACAAATCGAAATTCTTTAATCTCCAGGGTGTATTGAATGTCTCCTATTCGATCCAACCCATATGTGAAATTCTCCACTGTGCATGGCATATTCAACACTTCTTTTCCTGCTTTATCCGTGATAATAATTCGAATCGGCACCCTTTTATCTGACCACTTATTGAAGAAATTCACGTAGTCCCATCCGTTTCTCTTGTCTTTTATGAATGGATAGTTCCTCATAGGGAAAAAGGATTGAATAGACAACGTCCTCAACCCTTTTAGCCCTAATAAATTTAAGGTCCCCATCTGTATGGTTTCAAACTCTTCATTCTTCCTCGGTTGGCTTATCTCTAAGCTTGGTGGAACGACAGGGAGTTTAATAGATTCTTCAAAGTTATTAGCAGAAAACACAATGTCCATTTATTTCATCACCTACCTATTACCTAATGCCGCTTTTATTTTTCTAATAATGAAATTCGCCAAGTAATTTGCATATTCTTCATTTCCAATTACATTGCCTTGGATGATGATCTGCAGGCTTATACCATCCGAAGCGTCTAGGATCTTCTCGCTTTTATCAGCCGGGATAATCGTCGTTCCGCTTGGGTATCTCTTGATCTCTCCACCTCGTTCATCGGTCTGAGCCAATCCGCCTTTAAAATAGGATGTACCCATGGCAAACTTCGGTATCTTTGGTATTTTAATCCCTATGGTTTTACCTCCAAGCCAGCCGGGAGCCTTAAAGGATGCTAGGCCGTTGAATCCTTCAATAAGACCGTTCAATTTATCGATCATATCATTAATAACACCCTTAATGCTGCTGCCTACGGAAGTGAAAGCCCCTACGATTGTTTCCTTGATCCGGGTAAATGTATCAGTTACATTCGTATACAGTTCCAATGCCTTGGCTTTGATGTTATCCCAATTCCTCCATACCAATACCCCTATGGCGATGATAGCCATAAGAGCCAATGACCAGGGATTCATCATGCCTACGATCTTCTTTATAAAGTTAAATACTTGTAGGGCCTTTCCTATGGCGTATATCCCAGCGCTCACGGCTAAAGCCTTGGCTTTGAAAGCAATAAACAAGCCGATGGCTGCGGCAATGATAGGCTCATAAATCCCCCAATTCTGCTTTACATGGGCTCCTATACCATCGATTATCTTAACCAAAGACTTGAGCATCTGTATTGCAGCACCAAAACCAGTCAAGAAAATAGCCTTAAAGTCAATAAAGCCATACTGGCTATGGATAAAGTCAATGACAGCCTGTATTCTGCTTTTTATACCAACAAATCCAGTAATGATCCGATTGATTCCTTTCGTTAACTTGACGCTGATCTTATCAAAAACGCCGCTTTCCTGCCATTTAACAAGGGTATCAGCCACAGTCTTGATTCTGCCCTTTAGCATATCCATGGCACTGCCTTGCTTTATAACCCCTTCGTCTGTGATACCTACGATTCCAGCCAAAGCGGATTTGGTTATGCCTGTGACGGTGGACCATAGTCCCTTTGTGGTTCCTGCAAGCTTATCCATACCGCCCTTAAACTTTTCATTCATCAATTCCATTAATGCTTCATTGAATTTTTCTTGGTGGGTAATTTGGCCCTTATTATTCACGACTTGAATCTTGCCCATCTTTTCATAGGCATACTGTACGATATCAGCTTTCTTGATACCGAATTCCTTTAATCTTTCTAATTCGCCAGTTTGACTATCAATGATTGCTTCTACCGCCTGTATCAAGTCTTTATTGGTTGCCCCTGCCATATCTCCGATCATTGGAAGATATTTTTGTGCTGACAAGCCCATGGCCTCTAGCCTTGCGCTGGCCTCCACCATTTGACCAGTCTCAAAGGGGGTCTTATTGGCAAGCTTGATACTCCAGGACATGATTTGTCCTGCTTTTTTAGCATCCTTTGTCGCTGTTTCAAGTTGGCCTTTAAATCCTTCCATGTTGGTAGCCTCTGAAAAAGCAGCTCCTATTGTATCTCCTATCCCCTTTAGCCCTGCAAATCCAACCGCAAACCCACCTATAGACTTTGCCACGGCGCCAAAACTACCAACCGCATTGTTTTTAAAACTTTTTATCTGATTGTCAACATGCTTAACCTGCCTTTGCATTTGCTTGATATTCTTGGTTGATTTATCGATTTTGTTACTAAACTGATCCTTTAGATTTAGAATCGTTTGTATGACCTTCTTTGCCATTTTCTCACCTCACTTTCTTTATAAAAATAAAAAAAGGGCAACCTTTAATTTCCGTCACCCTTTCCAAATATGGCTCCATATTTTTCAGCCTCGTCCTTGTAAAACTTCTCCATGGACTTCTTATACATGATCTTGTCTATATAGGACAGATTAATGAGTTTATCCAGGTCGTGCCCCCTTGGAAGATAGAAAGCATACATCTCGAACTCCCAATCTGTCTCAATTAGTTTTTTATGGTTTCACCAATGTCCTTTACCCCTGCCATCTCCATGATAGCAGCTCCTACTTCTAACACCTCTCCAATATCAAACAGTTTCATGACTATTTCATCGGGTTCAGTGCATCCATATGCCTCTTGTAGTGATGGTTCTTTTAGAACAGGAATACTGGTATAGATTAGATGTTTAAATGCAGCTACGATTTCCTTCGCGCTGTCATTGTTACCCATTAAATCGATAGTCTCTAGGATCACCTCATCACTAGGCCGCTGCGCTACAATAGCTCCTCCAAGGCTGTTCACATAAATATCCTTAAAGGCCAATTTTGCCTTATCCTTTTGCTCCTTCTTTGCGATCAGGTCCGTTAGTGTCAATTTCTTAAGCTTATCCGTTTTCTTACTCATCTTTCAATCCCTCTCTTCCTTAGATAGCATCGATTAAATCATAGTCGGCAAATTGGAAAGGCAATTCCTCTTCGCCCAAGGCTTTGTTCTCGAACTTTAGGAGCGTAAACTCATCGAAGGTAACCTCTGTAACCTCCACTCGGGTATGCCCAAAGGCGGCAGGGTCAGCAAGCTTCCCAACAATCTTTACGTCCGGCATTTCTCCAGATTTAAAAGCCTCTGCCAACAATTTGGCCCCTCTGTCGTAAACCTTTTGAAGTGTCATGGTTCCAGTGCCTTCAAAACCCATGTACTTTCGATGCTTTCCAAGTTCCTCACAGAAGTTTACATCCTCATACTGCCCTTGTACTTTCAATTCAAAGGATTTAACCTCTGCCCATTTTTCACTATTGACCCAAATACTTCCGAAGGTCCCATTAATCACTCTGTTTGCTTTTAATTTAGCCATCTATTTCACCTCTTTCTATAACATGGTAATGTTAAACTTCAAGTCTTCCATGGCATCTAAAATCTTAATGTTTCCACCAAGATATACATTACTCCTAAAGGTGTTATTCTTTACCGCTAACTCATCCCATGTCTCTGCTTCAACTTTGCCGATACTTAGCCATGCATTACGCTGGGTTTCCACATCTACAAAAGCCTTATTGCTGTAGTTGATATCCAAAATATCTTCTCCGGCAAGGGTTTTAAAGTATGAATTAATGGCACTGATAAAAAGTACCTGATTATCATAGTTGTTTTTATACTTACCTACATAAAAATCCTTAAAGGTACTTCGAATATCTTCCAGAATCATGTCCATGGACTCTACGATGATGATCTTCTTCATATCCTCCGTCTGATCCGTCGTAAGGGTTACAAGACTGTTCACAGCCCTCGCAATCTTGACCTCTTCATCATCATTGATCAGCACAAGTTCTCCATCATTAATAGCTGCTTCCACATCCTCCGGCTCTGTGACGCTCTCCAGGTCTTGCAGCACATAATATGTGGCACTCATGGTCATGGGCAGCCCTGCAAATATTCCGGCAAGCCTTGCAAGATATTTGTCCCCAGTAATTTCATCAGCATCCTTTGGCTTCACGTTTGTATTCGTAAAGTTTACGATGTGCATGTCATCGGCAACCGTTGCATTAAATACCAGGGCTTTATAGGTCTTTCCATTGTTGGTATTCTGTCCTTTTACCCATGTAGCAAGGGCTTGTTGGTCAGTCGACGATCCACCAGGGACACAAATCCAGTTAAATTTCTTGTTAGCCAGCTTTTCAACAGCATCGGCAATTAAATCTGTAGTTGTGGTGGCCACGCTTACCGCAATAACCTTCGCTGGAGTCCCAAGAAAAGCATCATTGATGTACTTTAGATTATCCGCTGTCCAATCTGCGGCTTCGATTTTATCAATTGACTTATATTCTTTTAAGTCAAAGCTGCCCGTACTGTCTTTCAAAATCAGTACTACGACGCCCTTTGTGCTTCTTTGAACTGCCGTCACGGCCTTTTGCTTGAAGATAATTTCAATTTTAGGCAATCCTATAGGCATTCATTATCACCCTTTCATCTTATACTTACTTCTATTCCATCCATCAGCTCAGACGGGTCCTCGATTTCTAATTCTTCGATATAGTTGATATCAAAGCTAAATTCTATGATTCCACCCTCTAGCTTTTCAACGTTTGTTTCGTTGATATGTACGATAAACTGATCTTTAATTTCAAGGGTCTGAAAAAACATATCCTCCAGCTTTTCCTGTACATCCAACAGCTCCAAACGATGCTTATTTCTATTGCTGGCGAAATAGTGAATCCTTACTGTCATAGATCTTTCCACTGCGCTATCCATAAAGGACCCTTTACGAGCATAATCAATGTCCGTAAAAAAAGAAGGTCTGTCAAAACCTTCTGTAATATCCCTCGTCTCAATTTTAATTTCAGGAAAGTTCTCCTCTATTTTGGTATTCACCGCCGCTGTAATATCTTTTAAAGTGACCATCCTATCACCTTCCTATAGTCCCTTATCTAGCATTTCATCCACAAGTTTATCCACATCTTGGTAAAACTCACCTTCGAACTCTTTTGCCGATTCTTCCAGGACTTTTTTACCCTTAGCAAACCCAATTTCTTTTCCATCTCTGACAACCGCATGACCATGCTCGATCAAGTGAGCATGGGGAGCTCCATTGTATACCCGAAGGGCCCATTCGTCACCTTTGTATTTATACGGTTTCCCTTTTTTAAAGCCTTTCATGTAGTTCCCTGTTTTTTTCTTAACCTTGGATTGGGCCTTTTTTTTAACCTTTCGGTTTAATTTTGCCCCTTCTTTTGTCAGGAACTTCTTAACCTCTTTCGGCATCTTCTTCTCTGCTAGATTTAAAATATCATTGGCAAATTGATCTAACTCTTTAATATCGAAAGACTCTGCCATGCCATCACCTACTCGATGAGTTCTTCGCAGAATATTTCAAGCTTTTCATTAGCTTCATAAGGGTTTAGGATGAATTTAATATCGAATCTTCTCCCTTTAAACATCAAATACATATCCTGCTCGATATCTTTTCCGGCATTATATCTTACAATGACCTTATGGGTTGTATTGCTCAGTTTTGTTTCTGTCTGCTGCTTCTGTAGGCTCCCTGTCTGTGGAACAATCTTGCACCAAATAGTCTTTAGCTTTTTAGGTCTATAATCTGTCTCTTTGAGCTCATTCTTAAACACTTCTTTGCCCCATACTTCGATTCTTTTGTTTAATTCCCCTGGATTCATACAGTACCTCCTTGGAGTTTATAGGCTCCTAACTGAGTACATAAACTGATCAAAACAGGACTCATCTTGTTAGATCCGGCCCTATTCTCGTACAAATCCGTTACGATAAGCCTTTGAACAAGCTTATACAACTCCAAGGCTTCTGAATTTCCTTCAACATCTTCTCTTTTTGCACCTGTAAATTGCTTAATCAGCAGCTTACTGGAAAGCTGGAGAGATTGTATCATGTTGTCATCTTCTTCCCCATCGATCCGAAGCCATTCTTTTAATTCCTCTAACTCGTCCAAGCTTTTCACCACCTATAAGGGTATTGTAAAAGGGGCTAAATTAGCCCCTACTCCCTAATAATATTCTTATTCTAAGCGGATGCTTTCTTCTTAAGCAGCACCACACCGTTTCGATCTGCCAGCTTACCATCACAAATCATAGTAGATTTACTAATCCACTCGTCCTTATCCTCATCAAAATATCGTTTGAAGGTCATCTGCATATTTGAGTTAACCATGTAATCGCTCAAATTACAAACAATCCCGAAGATATCGCCCTCCAATGCGTCTGAAATCGATGGGAGATAATCCTCAACAGGCAGCACCTCTTTTCCAAGGAATCTTTCTTGTTGTGTTCCATCTAATCCATAGGTTACTCTGGCTATTGGCTGCCCATTGACATCTGTCATGCCCACAATATATTGATTCCAGTCGGCATCATTTAAGATGAGTATCGCTCTACTTCTATATTTTCTAGGTAACTTCCCGAAAATTCCTGTCCAAGTATCATACTTTCCCATGTCTTCAACGGCAATTTCTAGTATTTGAGCAGCTGGAATATTCGTATCTACCGTGATACCTAATGGCTGACCTTCTCCAGTCCCAGAGATAATGGCTTCTTCAAGAGCCGTAATCATGGCCTCATAGATATTATCTGATACGGTTTGCTCAAAAACAGGCATTGCCACAGTTCCGGCAACCAATTCAACAGCAACTCGTACTTGCAACTTGTGGTAGGAGAATGAAATCTTTCCTGATACTGCTTTCTTTTTCTTATCCGCCATTGTGCCAGCTGCAACCCATGTTGCGGTAGGTTTCGCATTTGAAACAGGAATTTCTACGCCTCCCTGGATGCCTGTTTTAGTAACTCTAGCCCAAATATGACCGTAGTCTTTCATCTTCTCCACAATTCTATTAAGAATCGTTGTTGGAATGACTACTCCAATATCTCCAGTACCGGTTACGGCATCAGCTCTAAACTCTAAATTGTCAGATTTTTTTCCTGTTGTTACATACTCTTGGAAAGCGGATCTGTATTCCACTGTGTCAAATCGGTCTAGGCTCCGCTGTTCATTTCCTTTTCCGCCAATTCCATATGTCCCTAGAATATTTACGGACCCGTTAGGAGTTCCCCTAAGTTCAGTACCATGTAGCTCATTGCCTCTTTGCTCAGGCTGCTCATCTGGTTCATCTGGTAGGGCATCTATCATGCTCCTTAGTTCAGCAATTTCAGCATTCAAAGTATCTAGTTCGGAATTAATTCCTCTTAATTCTCCTATATCATTTGTTGCTGCCGATCTTGTGCCAAGATCCGTTTTTCTTGCCTCTTTTGTTTGAAGTAATTTTAATAGTCTCTTTTTCATGAATTTTCACCTTAACCTTTCATCAAAATTTGTGTTTTTAATCTTAAGACTTCTAATTGCTCATCTGTATGGTTATCCAACCCTTTTGATCTGGCATTCTCCAATACCGCTGCCGCATTATCCAATGCAGCTTGATCTCGAGCATTTATATTAGTACCTGGATAATAAGGCATACTTACCGCGCTTACTTCCAGTACTCTTTTAAATTTAATGATGTGTCTTGTGGGCATTTCAGTATCTAAATCAGTCCATCTTTCTTCTCCAACCCTAAAAATAAAAGACATCCCATCGATGTCTCCTCTTTTGATTGAGCTATATAGACTTTTGGATTCCATATTATTTTCTAAATCTGGCTTTGCCCGAATAAATAAACCTTTGTCATCTGGTGTTAGCTGCATAGTAGAATTCCCGTTGTTCCGCCTACTCCTGGCAATTGGGATTTTCTTAAGGTCATGATTCACACTGAATAAAACATCGTCTAAATCTGCTCCGTCGAAAGCTCCTCTTTCAATCACCTCATAGAAGTAGTTGGATATATTCGTCCTTTGCCCATAAACAGCAGCATACCCTTCAATTACATTCTCTTCATCAATGGCTCGGAATTCAGATACCCCAAAACTACGTTTTTCAATTTCATCCTTCTGGATGGGCTTATTATTCATCTGGATCAACCTCCCTTTTCCGCCTTCTAGCCCGTTGCATCTGGTATTCATTGGCTAGAGAAACATCGATATAATTCAAACTCATATTTCTTATATCTCCGCCAACATAAGGGGAGTAGCCAAAGAGCTCAAGGAGTTCATTGTTTGTTAATGCCCCTCGATTACCCAATATATCGGCAACAGCTATTTTATTCTTGGTATTGGTAAACAACAATTTCTGTGGATAGAAAAAAATCTCATTGCCAAAGTCAATTTCACGCTGCGTAAACAGTGTTTTTGAAAATGCTTGGCCTAATGAGATGATAATGGGCTCCAGAGTCTTTTCATAAAAGGCTTGATATTGTTCATCGTTAAAATCACCACTTAAGATAGGCACCGAGACCCCATAATAATTGAGAACCTTACCTTGTAAGAACTCCAAAGTGCTTTTATCTATTAATTTTGGGTCAACTTGGATAGGCACATATTCCCCTTTTACATCCATTGGGAGTATTCCAGTCCTTCCAGTTTCGATTGCTTCTTCAAATCGTGCTCTCTCTGCCTTCTGTTCCTCACCATCAAACATACTTTGAATTTTGAGAATCCCACGAATGGACAAACTGGTTTTTATGGCTTTTTCCAAGCCCTGCAATACGCTATCGTTGATTTTAAGGACTTTCAATAATGCCTGGTTATCCGGCTGACCGTTCATACCTCCACCCATGATATCATTCACAGAAAACTTTTTTCTCAGGTGAATAACATCCGCATAAGGCAATGTGAATTTATCCCCGTTTGAAAATGCCATTTCTACAAATAACATTCCTGATGCATCCTGTAAAAAGGTTACTTGGGTCGGATTCAGAGGGTAGAAAGATGTATATTCTCTATACTGCCCCCCTCTTCCATCTGGTTTTATTTCGTACATGGGATAGATAAAAGCATTATAATTCATGTACAATAGCCAAATTATCTTCTCTATAAAGTCTCTTGTGGTCATCAGTGGATTTGGAGAAAATTTAAACAGCCTGTTAAGGCTGCTTTTTACATTTACTCGCATTCCAGTGTTATCAATTCGAATATGTTTCGGCTGTAGCTTACTGCATTCCGTGGCAATTACATCGATGCACATCTGTACCACATCGGAGGCATAGATGTTTTGACCAAACTGGCTAAATATGGGGCTATACCCGTCAAGAAATTTAGCATATTGCATCTGCCGACTAGCCTCTTTATCTTTAAAGAAATTTTGTAAGAGCATCGATTACCACCTTCTTTTCGCAATAAAATAAGCAAGTGCCATAAAGCAAATGCCCAAAACGATGAAGCCTGCCGGAACATATATCTTGAACACCCCAACGGATACGGACGTAAACCCTAAAATCAGTGACATATCATCCACGTAATTCATAAAAAAGGCCTTTATCTTTTTAAACAAATCCATCACCTCCCTACTAGATCAAGAAATTCAGTCCTGTTGTCTATGTAAATCTTATAGCCAATGATCATGGTAACAGCGCCGTCAATCTTCTTATTCTCTTTGCCTTGGACCTTAACTGGCATGATCTCCGCCTTTGAATTGATATTTAGAGCCGTATTTTCAAGACAATATTTATCTATTGGATTATCATTATAGTTAATCATATTCGACTTCAAATCTGCCTCTACAAGCTTCATCGGCTCCGACATGCTGCCGAAGTCTTGATTTACTCTTACACAGTCAAAGCCGATCTCCTCCATTTCTTTTACCCAATAAGTAGCAGACCACTTGTCATAGCCAATTTTATAGAATCTAATACCATATTCTTTGTACAGCTTTACAAACCAAGCCGTTACGAGCCTAAAATCATTTTCATTCCCAGGTGATACTTCAATAAGCCCCTGTTTGATCCAATCCTCATACATAGCCCTTTCATCTTTTGAAAGAGTAAGCAACTTTGAGGCCGGAATGAAGTATTTCTGCAAAGTATATTTTTTCTGGCTTCCTTTTTTCATCAGTGTTGCCCTTGCGCAAGCTAAGTCACCCGATTTAGACAAGTCAACAGATCCAATCGCAAAGCAATTTCTAAACTCTTCAATCTCAAAAATTTCTGGATTTATAATATCCTCAGGCATCAACCATGCTTGAGCATTGTTTTGCTTGATATTGAAGTCCTTTGATAATACGAAGGCCCTTGTGGCCTTGCTTGTCTTGGCTTCTTCGATCATCTGTCGTAAAAAGCTCCATTTTTTTATAGCTCCTAAACCTGGGTTGCTTTTAGGCCATGTTTTTTCATCTTGCCATATTTCTGCCTCGCTGTCTTGGGTATAGAGCCATATTAACCACCTAGGACGATCAAGTTCTCCATTTAAAACCTTTCTTGCATCTTTTAATCTTTCATCGAGATAGCCATCATTGACCATTCCCTCGGTTGTGAGTTCACCATAGATTGGTTCATCCTGAGTAGATAGAGCCTGCCGAATTGGCATGATGGATGAATTGTCTTTCAGCTCGTGAACCTCGTCGACTGATCCGACGCCAATGTTTCTTCCCTCTTTTGCTCCAGTCTTTGCCGATATTTTTCGGATGCTACCCTTATTTTTATAGGAGAATTTCCCTTTTGCTTTTCGCTTTTTGGGATTGCCAAAGAATATACCCTTGATATTCTTTCTAGTTACTTTATCAAGCGCCGGACTTTCTTCCCTCATGGCATTGATGGCTTGAAACATCAAATCAGCCTGCTCATAGTCATTGCTGGCACACAGTATTTTTATGCCTAAAGGACCGCAAAAAAATTCAGCCAAATCCATGGCTGATATTAACGGCGTTTTCCCATTTTTTCTTCCGACTAAATATAAAAAGTCTTGATAAAGCCTTATCCATCGTCCAACCTCTTCATCATAAATCTTGAAGCTATAAAACGCCTCGATGAACGCCTTTTGAAACAGCTCCAAAATAAACGGCTTCCCGGCAAAAGGAGCTTCATAATGTTTGCACTTTGTTTCGATAAATTTGATCCGCTTGTGGGCATCTTCAAAATCAATTTGGATATCTGGATTATCAAAATGAGTCAACAGCACATCCAACATTTGCACTAATTCTCGGCCGACGATGATCTCACCGCTTTTGCATTTACCAATATACTCTAAAAGAAAGGAGTGGACCCCGTTATATTCTGTCATCATTCAAACTCACCTAATTCGTCATCTTCTTCGATTGCGTTTTTCTGTAGTATGCCGTTTAGTGTTTTTATAACGATGGCATAACTATTTAGATTCTTAAGGTACTGCTTTCCAGCTTCGATGGGTTTTTGCAAATCTGGATGTTGGGGATGAATCTTAACCATGCCAGTATTTTCTAGAGACTGTTTTAGCACAAAATTTTCGGCTTTCAAGAATGCAGCATCTTCTATGAGTCCCTCAACCAATCTTCTTTTAGAAGACTCCACCTCTTGAAAGATTTCGGCTAATTTCTCACATTCTGCCTTATATACATCCTGTTTTAGCATTTTTCTGAAAACCTCCAACGAATTTCAATTTTTTTGGTGTGTGTCCTTCCCGTGTACCCTTATACGGTCTGGCGATAGTCCCTATTTTTTTCATCATGGGGGGCTATGCAACATACTCATCAAACCATTTATTGATGTACTTCAACCACTCATCTTTCCTATACATTCTCTCTTGATCTAGTTCAAGCCGTCTGATGCATTCATCTCGACTCACATCACAGAAAATAATCTCAGCCCCCAGATCATCCGCCAACTTCTCACGCTTATATTTATCTGTATAACCACCAATCACCCAGGCGTTATTCCACTTTCCATATCGTGTCTTGATATTATCTATCAATGCATTATGAATGTTGATAACGTTGTTGAATAGGTTGTCAGGTTTATCATAGTAAGGTAGAAACGATACAGCACTATAGAGATTATCCATATCAACAACTATATCTCCACGGCTCATATTCTCCTTAACATATGTCTTCTTCCCAGCCATTGGCGCACCAAAGACGATATAAACATTTCGTGCTGGCTTATGCCCAAAACGATTGTGTATCTTATTGTGGCATTCATGATGTACAAGCATCACATTCTTAGGATTAAGAGAAATCATAACGTCATGAACATTCTCTGGTGTTAATTCTTCGATATGGTGTATTGTTATGTCCTTAGGTCTTTCAATCTCTTTAGAACAATGCTCACATATAATTTTTTTATCTCGCTTCATCCTTTCGTTGATCATAAACAATCGAAAGTTAATCCATTTCTCAGAAGCATAAAAACTTTTCAGTACCGCATACTTCGCCATATCACCACACCTTTGACTCATCCATTTTCTTTGTATGTTCAAAACGCTCTCGATCCAGTTGCAGCTTCTTGGCATCGTGTTCTTTTCTATGCTGCAACTCTGGATTTTGTATCTGTGCCTTTAATCGCTCAACCCTTAACTTTTGTTCTTCTGTCGCAATATCCCAATTTGCATGAAGCATCTCATTGTAATCCTTTATAAGCTTTGATAGAGTAGCCATTGCTCTAGATTGAGAGTTTAATAGGTTTGCCTGTCTGTCCCAAGCTTGCTGAATCTCGTATTCTTCTTCCCTATATGTTTCTACAAGTACCTTGTTATCTTTTGACCCTTTCAGATCTTGCTGGCTTTTAAATTTCTTAAGTTCTTTTGATTTATCATTTTCATCTTTGACATACATGATTTTCTGTGACCTAAGAATATTAATCCATTTAGTCATAATCATTGCCCATTGGATGTCCAGCGGTGATCCACCAGCTTCCTCTGCCTCTTTAATGAGATTTCTTACCTCTGTTGGAAGATATTTTGAATACCACCCGTAAGTCCTGGCATTTTGATTCTCCAACGGTGTCACCCCTTTGTGTCCAACAGCATTAGTATTTCCTTTTGGAGCTCCCCCTTGAGGTTTATACCTTCCTTTCCAGTCATCTACATTTCTCCAATACTCAATGTTTTTCTCTTTTTCACCAAGCATATTAGCTATTTCTTTGCTCGTTATTTTTCCTTGGTGTTCTCTATATATTTCAAAGGCTTTTTCTCTGTTCGGGCTTCTGGCTCTACTCATAATACCTCCTGATGCAATAACTAGGGCTTTTTTCTAGGGTCTAAATCTTTATAGATTTTTAATTTTAAATAATTTCAAAGATTTAGTTGAACCGTTTTTTTCGAAAACATCATCCCTAAAACCCCAGTAATAACTTTTTTACTTTTAGCCTTTTTAAGCAGTACACCTTTCTAGGCTTTATGTTTCAATAGATTGACCCCTTTTTTTGGGCTAAAAATGAACGCAGGGTTTGTATATGGAATCCTACATTCAAATAAAATTTTTCTTACTTTATATAGCATCGATTTTTTGCCACCCAATGCAGACATAGTAAAAAATCCGACATTCGACTCCAAAAATAATAAAGTACTCATGACACCCTTATCAAACTATTAAGAGAATCACTGTACTTATCATAGGTTTCTTTATCAAGTCCAATATACCGTCTTGTTTCCTCAATGCTTCTATGTCCTAACATATCTTTGACCAGCGTAATGTTATATCCGCTCTGCTCATAGATAGAATATGCATAGGTCTTTCTCATGGAGTGAGCCGTAATATTTTTAAGTCCAAACTCATCCCCAGCATCCTTCAATATCCTGGTTACTTGGTCAACTGTAATGTGCTTGTTTTTACCTTTTCTCGAAGTAAATAGGTACTCATAATCTTTTTTGTTCTTGATATACTTTCTGAGCAGTACTTCTAGATTATGAATCACTTTTACAATCCTTGGCTTTATGTTTTCTTTCCTGATGTTTTTACTATTCGCTTTCTTGCCTTCCAGGATCTCAAAGTATCCGTTTTCTAATGCTCCTTTTATATCTCTTACCTTCAACTTCACCAGATCCCCAGCTCTGTAACCTGTAGCTATCCCGATAACAAAGAGCATATAATTTCTTTCACACTTTAACTTTAAATAATCCTGAATATCTAGGACCGCTTCCTTCTCCTTTATGGGATTTGCAGGTTTCTTTTTAGCCATCTCACCATATCACCTGCTTCCCCATCCGGTTTGCTTTACCTTGCCCTTATCTCTCTTAAACCTATCATGAGACATACAAGACTCTACCCCTTGGTATTTGCCATCAATAAAAATATCCATTTCTTCACATTTATTTTTATCCAGGCAGTCTGTACATTGAACAGATGAAGCACACACAATCTGACTACCTTTAATCTTTACTCTGCAAGCATATCTTTCCATGACACAACCACCTTTCTAATAATGTGAATAGCAAAAGCCCTATCTTTCCTGCTAGCATCCTAGCTTTCGGATCGAAAGGGCTTTCCTTTTCAATAGCATAGACCATATGCACGTGAGTATATACTCCCTGCTATTGACTGAATTATCTATGGTAACATAATACCACGATATTTTTGGCATAAAAAGGAACAAAAAGGGAAGTAAAAGGGAACTCCTATATTGCATCCAGAAAATCATGGTTTTCTATAGCGCCCTTCCCATATAGAGCTATAGCCAAATTTGATATAGCAGCTGATCTGATACTCTTGCACCATCTCTCTGAGTAAGCTGCCTCATATGCAATTACATACCATTGCTTACCCTCGATATATCTGGCCCTAATTATTTTCTTTTCCTCACTTTGAAGTTTTTCAATAGCATTGTTTATTCTCGAAAGTTTACTTTCATATATCTTGATTTGTTTCTCTACCAATTCTCTTTTCCCAATGCATTGGATCGCTATACTCTCTGTGGGTTGACTTATCTTATATGTTTCACTGGTACTTTCTTTGTCATATGTAATTGCTGCCATCCCATCCTCTAAATAAATAATCTCCAATTCTTCTTTCAGGCCTTCAATGTGAGACTGTATAAGCGTAATGCTCTCTACGCAGCTCACGGCCATTTTATAAAACTTTGATTTAACCTTTATTCCTCTCACCATTTCACTCACCTCACCTAAAAAATAAAAACCCAGGTTTAATTTACCTGGGCTTCTTGAGCCTCGAATTTATATGTATGTGTAGTCTTACACTTGGGACATTTTATTTCTATTTCTACCTGTGTCCCTTCTGGGATCTTCCCCAATACTTTTTTACAGTCAATGCACCTAATTTCCGTCATCCTTCCCACCGTCCTCACTCTAGACTGCTTCTCTCCCTAAAATATATTCTTTTCTGTCATTGCTAGTTGTGTAGTCCATTTTAAGCCCCTTTGGCGTGACTTCCACCTTCACCGAAAGAGAGCCCAACCGACCTTTTTTATGAGCTTCATCAATTGCAAGTTTCAATAATCTCATCATTTGTTTCTCTATCTCATCTTTGGAGAGATCCACTTCACCGCATCCCCCTTCATTCAATGTGAATTTAGCGATTAATTACCCCTTCGTAGATATTGCCAATAACTTCTGCTCTTTTTGATACGCCGACAGGGCAATAACAATTTCCATGAATTTCTTTTGTTTTAGCAATCCAAAGCAGGTCGTATCCCCATACAATCTCATATTCCATTCCTTTATCGTCCCTAAGGATATCTCCCTCATAAACTTCTTTTCCGTTTTTGTCTTTTGTCCCTATATATTGCATAAGGTGAATATTATCTGATTTAATGATCTCTCCAGTTTGGTCTACAGCAATTTCTTTTCTAGTAAAATCCAACATTTTTACCTCAGCCATCCAAGGTTCTGGACTTTCAACAAATACCCTAAACTTAATTTCTCTCTTCATATTCCCACCCTTTCTTGCTAAAACATGATTCAATCTAATTGAATTCGGTCTTGATTCTCGTATATGTTACCTATGATTCTCCATCGTGCAATTTCCTGCCACAATTCAAACCCTACACAAGATTCTTCACTGAATACATGAAATCCGCTTCCTGAGTAAGTGACTACTCCTTTGAAATTTTCAGGAATATCTGAACCTATTTCATCACTATATAGTTCTACAATATCTCCTTCGTATATTTCAACCCCTTGTGAGTCTTTGAGCCCAGTATATTGCATTAATTCAAACCTACCAGGCCATAACGATTCATGCTCTGTTCCACACATTGTATGAGCAAACAAATCACCTTCAAATCCAACTAATAATTCAAATAAGTTGCCTTTATATGCTTCGTGTATAGGTTTATACCAACATTCTCTTTCCTTGTCCCATGCTCGAAACTTGAACTCTCTCATTCCACAACCTCCAATCTCACTAAATCTCAATTCACTTAAGTTGAAACTTCCAGATTATATGATCCACCACCGATACTTCTCCATCCTCAGGCCGTATAGACTCTCCTGTAAGCATTTTATGACTTTCTAAAACGTCTCTGGCAAATTCGTCTCGGTCCATTTCTGTCATGAGACCGATGCAAAGATCCATTTCATTATTCCATAGTACATTCATACTCCCTACAACCTTTCTGCCATCTTATTTACCAGCCCTAGAACCGCATTTTTATATTTCTCTTTGGACTCAGGCTCTTGGATCTCCTCCAATGCTCCCAGTAAATCCTTAAACTTGCTGACCAGCTCAGAGAAGTATATTGAAAACTTCACTACTGGCTCACTATTTCCGGCCTTCTGGTTCACCTTTTCGCGCAGCTCCTGGAGTTCCTTTTCTATTTCCTCAGGAATCTTCTCAACAATTGTTTCAGCATTTACCTCGATCGGCTTCTCTTTAATCTGGCGCTCGAGTTCTAGGATCTTTTCATTCGACCTATCTAACTCTTTTTCTAGTTCTTTCAAGGATGCTTGAAGTCTTGTAACTTCTTCATCATCCCCTGAGTCCTGAGCCTCTTCTAACTTTCGTTGCTGCTCTGCCATGGATGATTGCAGTTTCTCTATTTCAAGTTTTGACTTCTCCCTCTCATTTTTCAAGGCTTCCTGCAATGCTTTAACATCATTTTGGGTTTCTCTGAGAACTCTTTCCGTCGTTCTGTGTTCTGCTTCAATCTTTTCCTTTTCATCGAGAAGTTTTCTGGCCTCTTCTGCCTTCTCATTTGCAATTTTCAATGCTTCTTCTCTTTCCTTGATGACCTTTTGAAGCTCTCTGGTTGATAACCTATCAAGATCATGCTCTACAACAAACTGCTCTCTCTCCTCTTCAGGTACTCCTAGCAGGGCAACCGCTTGGGTGTAGCTCAAATTTCCAAGCGCTTGGAATTTTGAATTACTCTCTAACAGTGTGATTTGATCGGCGCCATACTCCTCAAATATCCGCATTAAGTTATTAGCAGTACTCTTTGAATAATCAACTGACTTTTCCAACCACTCTCCCCATTCACCATGGGCAACCATGGCTTTCGCTTCGGTGAGTCTTCTGCCAATTTCAATACTGTTATAGAGGACCATTTTCTTGGTTTGATTTTTTATGCTGTTGATCTCCGCTGCTATAAGCTCTGGGGTCCTATCTATCGATAAATTCACTCTCTGCTCAACCACTGAATTCATAAGCTTTCCTCCTTCGTTTATGCAGGTATTTTGGCCTTAGCTTTATCCTTGTTTTTCTTTGTCTGCAGCTTCTCTGATTTAAATGCCTCAATAAAGTCTGCTACATCTTTTGTAGGACTGCAGTTGTGTCGACCTCTTACCTGGATGATCTTGCCTTTGCATATTTCTGCAGTAAAGTATGGCTTGTCCGGCTCAGAGATACTGCGTATTACACAAAGGTCTGTTTCCCCTTTGGCATATTTGTCTGCGTATCTTCCAACGCAATGATTGAGAGCCTTCCCTTCATCGATAAGCTCGATGGAGCTTGCTGCTGGCCGGATCATCAACCCATTATATTCAAAGCAATATTTATTCAAGTTTTTCATTCTCTTGGCTATCTTGACATTGAGTTTTTCATCTGCTTTTATCTTGATTTGCCGGATGGTATTCTGATGAGCGTTATACAAATCCTTTGGGTATATAACAGACTCACTTTTAATATCCATTTCAAGCTTGATACAATCTGCAATATAATCTCTCCAATGGACCAAAGCATCTCCTACAGAATAGTACTGCTTGCATTTTTTCTTTTGCTTACTTACATAGCTAATGATCTTTCCTACTGTGCCATAATCTAAAAGCTTTTCAAGTTCCTTTAGGTAGTAGCCATGTAGCAAGTCGATATCACAAATCTGAGATATAGAAAAGCTTGAACCCTCTTGTTTTTTTGCCATTTGAATCAATTTCAGATTTTCAAAAGTTAGTTCCATTTCGTTAGCCTTAATTTCATTTACTTCTTGCTTCGTGAGCTTTAGTACCTTAAATAAGTTTTTTCCTCTCCAGTTTACTGCCCCATAGGTGAGACCATCTTCAAGTTTAGCCTCAATCAACTTTGTAAATCCTAGCTTTGTTATATATTCAATTGCTGGATATCTTGTATATAAGTCAAAGAATTTGACCATATCATTATGATTATATGCTTGCCATCCGCTCCAGCTGAATGGTGTGTCTTTCACAGCTGCTTTAATGCTCTTCCTAGAATATCCAAGGTAACCAATATCAGATTGATTGTGTTTGCTAAAGTAGCAATATACCGACTTTAGACGCTCATATCCCCGTTTGCCATGAACCCAGCTACCCCACCAGGTACATTCTCTAAACATAACCGAACCGTTTTTCATGTCAAATACATACCATACATCCTCAGTAAACTGTGTCTCTACGTACTCATAGCTGCTGCGATAATCTCTGACTGCGTATATTCCCCTAGCCACTATCACCTTTGGATCAATTACCGACTTTTCATAGAAAACAAAGTATCCCTTGTCAATCATCTTTCCCCGTCCGCGTCCACTGGCTTTCACTATGCAGTCGCTATTGCACATTGGACATGTTACCTTCTCATTATGTTTAAATCCTGTAGTCTTAAACTCTCTATTGCAGTGAGTGCAATACCCATACTGTTGTTTCTTTATTCTTTTGGTAAATATGTACCGGCTTTTCTTAAACACTTCGTTGGTTGCATAATCTACTAGCTCCTGACTTACCTTCCTAGGAAAGTGAGCTAAGTATTTTTCAGCTTCCTGTTTTGATAGCTCTGGCATACTGGCACCCCCTACACTAAGAAGTCTTCAAGCTTGACATCAAAATCTGTAGTGGCCTTTTTCGCTGTCGGTTCAGCCATATTTGCCTCAACCGCTTTAATTTCTATAGGCCTATTAACCACCTGTCCCTCGATTCCAAAATATTTTAGAACAATACCAAATCCTTCTTGATCCGTCAACACTGCACAGTTTCCAACCTTCTTCTTTTTAGCTTCCTTCTCCATTTCGCTCAAGCTCTTTGCAATGGTCTTTTCGCTATTCATAATCTTCTCAGCTGTATCCGGATTTGATTCCAGGTGACTTAATAAGAATTGTCCAACTACCTGTATATAAGGGTTTGCGTTGTTTTGACCCATCTCAGTTCTTAACTTGGAAATTGCTTTTTCTAACATGATTTGCTTCCTCCTTCGTTAATGTAGCTTACTTACCTAGTTGCTGCCATTATAGAAATGGCATCCTTCCTTACTGCATGCTTTCTTAGTGAAGCTGCAGTAATACGCTTCACCTTTTTTCTGAAGCTTACTGCACTTTTGCATATGCCTTATGAACTCCCAATCTTTCTTCATCCTCCTGCCTCCTAACACACCATGCTAGCCAGAAAGTCATCAAAGGATATCTGCTTTCCAATAATCGGCTCAGCTTTAGGATCAATCCGAACTTCGGCTTTCTTTCTAGTTTCTGGTATCTTCTGATCTGCCTTCACTTGTGGTGCTTCCGACTTGACCACTGTCTTGGAGGCCTTCGACCCCACATACTCTACGGCAGCTCCTATGTCATGATTTCTAAAAAAATCTCTGATCATAAATGCTGTTTTCTCCGTCAATGCTCTGCCATTATAGTTGTGAATGTTGTATTTCTCTTTCTCAGTGGAGAGAAACACACGACATACAGCCCGATCTGTATCACTTACCTTCTCGTCTATGCATTTCTCAATCAGCATTCTCTCCTGCCATATAATACTGCCCTCTTTGAATTGTTGTTTGAATGTTTCTCTCTCCTGCTGATTCAATGATCGGGTGTCCCTGTGATAATCACCCCTCTTGCCAACATGAAACATTCTGCCATCAATTTCAAAATACAGTTCTTTGCCTTTAAAGAAATTTAAACCCTTTGCTAGTTTCTTTTGATAATCACATTCTTCTCGATGTTCATGCTTGCTGACGCACATACCTTCCCTGCTGCATTGTTTGTATGATGAGCAACATGCAAAACTCATGATTGACCTCCTTTATAAATTTAAAATCATACTACTTTTCCATGAGACTCCTAACATTCTTGATGACCAGATCCACGGTGCCGTCCCCATTTCTTTTGATCTCAAACTTCATCCTGTCTTCAAAATCTTCATAGTCTCCTTTGATTTCAATACCTGTGTCTGTTTTCATGGTCTTTCTTTTCATCTTCTTTTCAACGTATCTCTTGTCAATCTCAAATCTATCAGCATTGAGCCCTTCTTTGAAAAAGTGCTGTATGAAGTTTTGAGCCATATCTATATCAGTTCCGAATACATTCTGGGTAAACTTTTCTATATCTATTTCAGCTGAATGTTTTAACGCTGTGGCCATTTCTTCCCGGACTTCCTGAGCTTTCTCGAAATCTTCTTTCAGGTTTTTTCTTGTCCACTTTTCAGTTATGTTTCTAAATGCCCTTGTTTTCTCTCTATCATCCACCAATACCTCACAGTTTAGGAATGTATGGGTAAAGTAAAGGGCTGCATCCTCATCTGCATAAGCCATGTTGTCCAGTACGATTAAATCAAAATCTGCATCTTCATCAACGGCTTTTATAAAAGCACACTGCTGAAGCTTCTGACCTGTTCCTGGTAGTCCAATGTGCTGGGGCAGGATTTCGTTTTTCAGTTTGTCATCCTGGAAGGTCACATTATGGATGTACGATGTTCTATAATCTAGCTTAAGGATTGCAATATACTCCTTCTCATGTGCAGTGTAGAAGCAAATAACCAAATCCCCTGACGATACAAGGTTGCTGGTTTTCATTGACTTAAACAACCGTTCCGCAATTCTTTGAGATGCCTCAATAAAGTTTCCTTTCTCCATGATTTCTGAGACTGCTTCCCTCACGGCGGTATCCCCACCCTTAAACTTGGCTGTTCTGTTATCCTCGCAATTTAGAGATTTTACAATGTGCCTTTCAAGAAACTCATGGATATCCTCATCGATCTCCTGCTCATAATCAGTCAATATTGGCCCATCTGCATTTCGATCCAAAACGTGCAATATTGCTTTTTTTATAACCACAGAATCTATATCTCTCATATGTACCTCTCCCCTTCTTTTAAGCTATAGCTTGATATATTCTCTCTTTCACGGATATTGGTATTACATCACCGATTGCATAGTATAGTTTCTGTCCAGCCTTTTCAGCCTCATAATGTTTCTGAGCCATGCTAGAAAGCCTTTCAAATTCATCAAAATCACCGTTCATATGTCTCACGATGCTTCGCAAGCAGTATTCAAGAATTTCAGGTTTCACTTTGTATTCACCCCTAGCTCTTTAAGTTTTTTAGCCACGGAATCCCTTGAAATTTTGAGCTTGTAACCTATTTCAGTAAAACTATAACCCTGCTTTCTCAGTCGAATCATTTCCGGCGTAATTTTCTTCCAGTCGATGTGTCTTCCACCCATAACCTTCACCGCCTATTTAAATAAAATCTCTTGTAAATCCTCATTTTCCTGTTTTGCTATGCTGCTCCTGATGCTCTCATCTGGCAGATAAATTGGTACCGCCATCTTTTCAATTCGGTTCTTAATCCTTTCATCATGGGCCAATTCCTCAATTGGAACATTGGATGTAAAAATCGTGATCTTCTTTCCTACCATCCTGCCATTGATGATGTTGTAAAAGATCTCTGTAACCCATGTTTTTGGTGTTTCAACTCCTATGTCATCCAGGATGAGTACATCCACTGTTTTGATAGCATAAAGTAATTCAGTTTCAGTAATTTCACTTTCTTTGTTATATGTATTTTGAATGGCCTTGAGCAGATCCACTGTAGTGATGAACTTCACCCTTGCCATCTTTACTTTAACTAAGGCATTCCCCAAGCTTGCTGCAAGTCTTGTCTTCCCGGAACCCTTAACATAACTGTAGAAATAAATCCCCTTGCCTAACTCAGCCATGGTTTCATAATTGTTTACAAAGTTCGCCGCTGCTCTCTTTGCTAAAGTCGCCTTTGATTTATTCTCTTCCGTCGAGTACACCTCCGTGTCAAAGGACTTGATGGTTAGCTCATAAAATTCTTTGGGTATGTTTGCAAACTCTAATTTCTTATCAACGATCTTTGCATCCCTGCACTTGCAAAAGGCTACGCTGTTCTTTTCCTGGTCAATGATCATCCCTGATCCATCACACACAGAGAAGGGACAACTAGAAGTCGCATTCTGGCTCATTGACTCTTCCATCTTCTCCGATAAGCCCCTTTTCTTTCGCAATTCGTTCAAGTCGTATAGATTCTTCTGAGGGCCCTGTCCTTCCAACACGCTTGCTATCGCTTCCATCTGATCCACCACCTTTTGGTTTATAACCTCTCATTTGGTTCTCCAACTGAATTACTTTCTCCCTGAGTTTACTGGTAGAAAGGATATTGTTTTTCCAGAATCCATCACTTTGGCACCATAAGATGATCCTTTTGATTTCATCAAAGCTATAGCCTTGACCAGCCTCACCACCTACAGGCCCGATCCTGTTGAGCTTATCGATTTCATCTACCCATTTTTCATACAGTGCAGAATTTCTTTCTGGTACCCGAGCCCGCTTATTATTGCTTTTAATTTTCGTGATGAGCAAATCCGTTAAGGCGGCTGCCATTAGGCTATAACTTTTTGATGCTTCAACGTCTGGCTCCTCAGGAGGCTGACTAGGTATATTTTCTTCTGTAGAATTCTCTGTAGTAATCTCTGTAGTAGTCTCTGGTATCGTCGTTTCTTTTTGCGTTGAACGTGTTTCATCCTGACTTGAGCGTGTGTCATTTTGATTTGACCCTGTTTCATTTTGACTTGAGCGTGTTTCAACCCCATAGATTTGTATAGAATCAAGCTCTGCCAACCTTTCAAAGTTTAGAGTAAACCACCGAGTCTTATCATACTTCGCATCATTGTGGTTGCCTTCAATTATGTAGCCTTCATCCAGCAGCGCTTTTATAGCCCTGTTGATCGTTGAGATGCTCCAGAAGGGAAACGCCTTTTCCTGAATATCCCGTATGCTCTGATATGTCCATCTTTTACCGTCAATAAAGTTGTTGGATATGGAGATCCAAAACTCTATTTGTAGCAGCGTCAGACTTTCATTAAGACCTATCTCTGTGGCTAAGGCAGGATTTAATCGCGGTGCATTCGGTTCATTTAGTACAAAGAGTCTGTTCTCATTTCTTCTACTCAAAATATCACCTCACTTTCAGCAGATATTTATTGAAATCCAATGCATAAATAAAATGAGTATTGGTAATCCTAGAAATAAGAAAAATATTATTTTCCTTGCCTTGTATCGTTTTCTAAACTTGAGCGGAGTATGACCCCGCTCTATGTAAGGAATAATTGGTTTTCCCATAGAATCCTCCATTGAAATTGGGTAATAGCCATGATATAATGGCCGTAGGTTAATATTTTTTAACACGCCGACCTCTTAACAGTTGCAGCTGTCGAGTGGTCTTTTTCTTTGTCAAAATCCTTGAATCTGCCATTCTCCACAATTGATACTAAATTAAAGTTTTCATATAACCATATAGCCAATTGAATGCTCATCCTATACACCTCCTATCGTTTATAGCTTTTGCTTCTCAGTTTACGGTTCATTCGTTTCTCCAAAGACTTAATATCTAACTCAAATTGTTCAGCCATGGTAATGAAGTGAAGCTTTATTGCCGGCAATACATCGGCGATCTGTTCCTCTGCACTCATGACTTCTTCCCACTGTTGACTAGAGAATTGATCTCTTGACTTTTTATTCTTCAGTAATTTTTTCAAGGTCTGGGTGTGCTTTATAAGCTCCGCTGACTCTTCTATCAAACTATCAAGGACCACCAAAACATTATCATCCACATTATTTAGTACTGGCACGTTGAAAAACTCACTCCCTTTTTCATATAGATGCTCTGCTATGATCCTTGGGCTATTTAATACTGCAGCTGCTCTTTCAACCACATCATCCGGCATAGGTAACTCTTTGTTTTCATATTTCGACCATGTTGCTTGTGTCACACCTACTTGTCCTGCAATGGCTATTTGTTGGATTCCAACCATAAGCCTAGTCTCTTTGACTAATTCGGCTACGCACATCCTATGTCACCTTCTTTCAGTAATTATAAATTTAGCTTTATATATTCCTAGATGGAATACCAGTTTGTGGGATTATTCTTAGGAAGTTGTTATACTAAGAATATAAGCTTCGTATTAACAACTCATCTGACAATCCTATCTTACAAACCAATTCTTTCCGATGCTTCTGACTCACCCAGGAGCATCCTCACCTTTTTCTTACAAGCAGATCCTTTCATAAATAAGTGTTGATGATATTCTCAATCTCATCAATAACCATACTTACTCCAAGTTCTTGTCCTAACGCAAGAGTCGGATCATCACTCTCCTTTACGACTTCTTGAATCATGTTTTTACATCTAGCCAATGCTTCGTACAGTCTCTCAACAACGTATTTATCCATCCGTTCACCTCGCTTTCGTTGATTAACTGGTTATTATGCGATCATAATTAAGCAGTTTTTATAGGGCTTCTAATTTCTATTATTGATTGAATACAAGGGTTTAGACATTTGTTATGGATTATTACACCACCTGAATATATTGGGAACTGATTAAGAGTTATACTTGTTGGTATTCTGACTTTCCCCCCATCCTTTTTTATCACGACATCTTTTCCACAATGAACACACTTAGGTAATTCTTTCGGTTTAGTGACCTTAGATTTTGTCTTCATAAAACATACTCCTCCCATAAATACTTATTTAGTTCCCTTTACTTAAGAAACCATGTTTTCCTCTGCCCACTTGATAAACGCTTGCTTCGGAATAATAATTCTTTTACCAGACAATTGCCTATCTAGTTTTGGGAATCCATCACTGTGAACTAACTCTGATGCTTTTGGTATAGAAATTTGAAGAACATCTGCAAGATCAGATACTTTTAGAAATAAAGGTAAGTCGTCTACGCTCTTGTATACTTTCTTTGTAGCTGCCAAAGTTTACACCTCCTTTTGATTTAATTTTGTTATGAAGTTCTTATTGTTCCTTTACGACACATCGTATCTAAAAAAATATCGTCTCCTTCATAACCTAAAATATTCTTAATCCGAGTTGCTACAATAAATGATGGGTTTTTGCGTCCTAACTCGATATTAGTATAAGTAGCTCTGTTTATATTTGCCATATTTGCAATTTCTTCATGTGTAAGACCTTTCTCTAATCTAATTTGTTTTAACTTTTCTCTCATAGTTTCACCTCCGATCGTGTCGCTAAGGAACATTCTTAATATTATATTAGTTCCTTTTAGACACATTGTCAAGCTGTTTTTTAAAATAATTCTGTTTTTTGTTCATTATAGACACTAATGTTTATTTTAGACACATTTAAAAGTAAAATATAATCAAGGCGGTGAGCTCGATGAACTTTGGTGAAAGATTAAAACTCTTGAGAGATGAAAAAGATTTAACGCAACAAGATCTAGCTGACTATCTTGGTGTCGGTCGTCCTACTATAGCAGGATATGAAACAAAAGGTAAACAGCCTGATCATGAAAAATTAATAAAACTAGCTAATTACTTTAATGTTTCCGTAGATTTTTTACTTGGTCAAGCAGATATAAGAAATTCTGCTGATCATATCAAATATGCAGTTAAAGATGATAAGGAATTAGCAGAGTTTTGGGATGCAATGAAAGAAAGGGAGAGTCTACAGATTCTATTTAAGCAAGCAAAGAATCTAGATGATAAAGATATTAAGCAGATGATTAGAATTATAAAAGCTATTGAAGATGAAGAATCAAATGAATAAACAACTAAATAGTGTTTTGTCATAAGGGGGAATAGACATGATTGATGTTTTAGGTGCATCGCTGTTAAGGGGCTTGATGTGCAAAGATATTCCGTTTCATGATGTTATGAATGCTTTTAATATAAAAACTACGATCGCATTTAACATGAGCTCCAAAATTCATGGTTTTGTATATGTAAGCAAGAAAGGAAATTATCATATAATACTGAATGGAAATATAAGCTATGAGACACAATGCCATACATTTCTACATGAGATCAACCACATACTTAGAGACTTGCCACAAATGAATTACATAATAGGATTAGATATGCAGCATGAAAGGTTCGAAATGGAAGCTGATAAGTTAGCTTTCTTGTAGAACTTATTTTTTTTAAAACTCAACACCGAACATATGTACTGCGTTATGGTTATATAGGAAAATTTAAGAAGGCAGGTGAAAAAACATGCCCAACAAAAGAGGACAAGGTGAAGGGAGCATTCGAAAAAGAGGTGATGGCACTTGGGAGGCTCGCTACACCATAGGTAAAGACGAAAATGGAAAGCAAATCAGAAAAAGTGTTTATGGACATGGTAGGCAGGAAGTAGCACAAAAGTTGACTAAAATCCTTAATGAGATTAATTCAGGATTATATGTAGAGCCTACGAAAATGACTGTAAATGATTGGTTAAATACCTGGCTTAAGGAATATAAGATGCCTTCTTTAAAAGCAAAGACATACGACAGCTATGCGCATACCATAGATTATTTTATTAGACCTATAATAGGACATATCGTATTAAAAGATCTGCGACCAGATCAAGTTCAAAGTATGCTTAATGAAATAAAAAATCGCCTACCTGTAAGAACCTCTGTCGCCATATCCAAGCTTGAAGAAGAATTAAAGGGTAGTACTACCCCTAAACAGAAAAAAGTAATTACAGCTCAAATAGAAGCTCTAAAAGACGATAAGATATCATCAAGAACTGTAAAGTACGTGCACATCATTCTAAATGGCGCACTTAAGCAAGCTCTTAAAAATAATCTAGTTGTCAGAAATGTGTGCGAAGCTGTCAATGTTCCAAAAAAAGACGATAAAAAAGAAATAAAGGTTCTTACTATTGATAGCCAGAAGAAATTCTTAGATGCTATTAAAGGTCATAGATTAGAAGCTGCATTTATGTTAAATATCTCCACTGGGGTAAGAGTTGGTGAGCTACTCGGATTAACCTGGCCTAATGTGGACTTTGATGAGAATACAATTCGAATTACACAGACTGTATCTCGTGTTAAAAATTCAGCTACAGGGAAATCCAGTTTACAGTTTAGCACCCCTAAGACTGAAAAAAGTAAAAGAACAATTCCTCTTCTTCCACAGGCAGTAGAATTATTAAAAAAGCACAAAGAGCTGCAAGACGAGCAAAAGGCAGAAATAGAAGAAGGGTATGCACCTCATAACCTTGTATTCTGTACAGAGCTAGGTAATCCTATCGATCCAAAGAACTACTCAAGATCTTTTAATGCCATACTTAAAGCAGCTGCGATAGATCACATCAACCTACACGCATTAAGACACACCTTTGCGACCAGGGGATTAGAAAATGGGATAGAATTAAAAGTAATGCAGGAACTCCTAGGACATTCTAGCATTATGCTAACAGCTGACACCTATAGCCATGTGTTGCCTGATAAGAAAAGAAAAGCCATAGATAAGTTAAAAAACATCTTTTAA